TTCCGGCGCTGATCCATTTGGCGGTTGCGTCGGACCCTGAAGCCTCAAACGTGCTGAGGACAACTTGCGGGTAAAATTCAAGCCACAGCAAAAACCCTGAGATCGACCAACTCTTGATTTTCGCCGTGAGTTTTGCAGGATAGTTTCGGGCGCCAAGCGCTGACACCTGGATGTATAGATAGTCGTCATCCCAGGTCCATGCTATGTGATCGTTGCTGCCAGCTACGCCAGGGGTGACACGATTCGCTTTACCGACGGGCTAACTGAAGAGTTACGCACAATTTACCTCCAATGCGTCTATGCAAAACCATTTGACGGCTCGCACTTTGTAGGGACATTGGAAAACGATGGAGACACAGTCCTCACGACCGACACGCCCCGGGGCCCCGGAATCCCAGATTGGTACGACACTGCGACCAATAGGCTGGCGATGGACAGGGCCGCGTTTGTCCTGGACGGCTTCTTAGCGGGTCAGATATCGGATTATCTGGCGTCTGGCACGATCAATGACTTGACTGTTGAGGTCACAAACCACGCCGTGTTCCCGCCGTTCGTCAATGTCGCTTCCGGCATCGAAGAATTCACAGACTACGATATTGAGGCATGGCTAGACGGTGCGCCAATTTCCCCTGCTGATTATGTGTTTGACTTATGCAATGGGTACATCAGGATTGACCGTTCGGCGGTCTCGGAGTCTGGCGCAATATCAATCGTCAACGATGCCGACGGAGGTGACGCTTGGATGATCACTCGGGAAAATCGCCTGCCTGCTGAAATCCTGACCAACATGGACCGGGCCGTCACGGCCCTGCAATGGTGCGAGTTTCTGCCTGCATTTTCTGCTCGGAGTTTTACAACAACCCTACAGTTTGGAATGACTCTCAATACACAGGCTCAGATAAGCGCTATGACGCGACTGCAAAAAACGCAAAACTAATCCCGTATGTTGGGAGTGATTTTGAATCGGGCTCATTCGACGCCGTAAGCGGTGGCGGCGACACGCCGGAAGTGAGGTTTCGGGCGCAAGGATTTAAAATCGCGGCTGGCTCAGGGATTGAGCGGTTCAAATCATCCTGGATTGAGCAGGCTAAAATTGACATCAAAATCAGCGGGGCGAAATGGTACGAGAGGAAAGTTGTCATTGTTGACACGCCTGCGCCATTGACTGTCCAGTTTCCTGATCCAACATCATACACAGGCACAATTGCGACGCGAGCCGATGACAGCAACGCAACCATAACGCTAGACGCTGGCTCACCGTCGGCTGGCTATCAGGCCAACATCTCTGGAGGGTTTGGGCAACGATCCAATATGACGTACTCTGTCGCAGGCTCAACCATGACGGTCTCGGGCGGTGATCCAGATTCGGACGCGCTCCCATCTGTAGGGACGTCGGTGATTATTCAAGCGTCTGTGGACGGCTTGAACGTGTCCAAAAAACTGGTCATCGGGGCTTACTGGGGGAAACTGTCAGGTGGGGTTTACACTTTCTCTGGGTCCGGATCGTCGGCAGGGTTTGATTTGTCCGGTTCTGATGAAACCAAATGGAACACGATCGATATCACAGACCTGATTCAGTCTGCGTGCGATGAGTTGGCGGATGCCGATGATTGGGGACTGTATTTTTTCGTTCTCGGGGCTGGCGATAACGCGCTCACGCCAGCATCGTCAATGGACTTCAACTCGTTATTTTACGCCAGCACTGATCAATACGAGTTGGATTATGACGATCCGAATTATGACATCGGGTCGCCAACGGTTGACGGGGCGCCATCCGTTTTGCAATCGTCGCGATGGGTGATGCATCGGATGGAGTATACTGGAGTCAATTTTCGGCGCCTGAAAATAAAAGTGGACCACACCGCGCTTGCGAGTGATCCACTCATTCCGCATATCGCGTTTGACCCATCGCAATCGCCTCATTGGCATAGTCACGGTACAATTGCAGATCTTCTGAGTTGCCTGGATTCTTGAAATGGTCAATTGCGTCAAGTATCTCTTGAGCGCCGTCCTTAATGGTTGGCGTTGTTGATGGAGGGCTTAACAAATATCTTGCATTCCAGTGTTTTGCCGCAGAGATGCGCAGGCATTCCCCTGCCGGGTCATCATCAGTGCATGACATATATCCGTCATCGATAGTCTGCCATATAATATGCCATTTTCCGCCAGTGTCTTGAGCGATTGCGACAGAGCCGTGATCTATTATAGTACTTTTCAGCACAATTAATCCTTTTAGTCTCATTGTTATCACTTTTTTGGCTCCTGGCGAAACATAATACGAACGTAATGCGGTGTGAGCATATTCATGATACCAATTTAAATCCAGTTTGTCGTCGATGTTTTTGAGGTAGTTGCTTGCGTCGATGATCGCCAATGCTCCGGCAACCACGCTTAGCTCGTCAATATCTATTCCGTGCGAAATTAATAGGCAAGTTTCGACCTCGCGCCCCTTGATCAACGCCTTTAAATCGTATTTTGTTCGTTGCAGGATGTGCCATTTCCCGCCAGTGTCTTGAGCGATTGCGACCTGGAGGTTACCATGGTTTTGAATGGTGCTCTTTACAATTTCCAGCCCCTCAAGTTTCATCGTTTTCATCGTGATCTACCTCCGTCTCGTAATAGTGCGTGTAAATGACATAGAGCCACGTCCACGGCTCTATGTCGCAGGCTAGATTTTCATCATGGAATCTCTGGACGTCGTTTAGCACCCATCCTCGAGTGTACTTGTCGATTATTGCATCTCTCATGCCATGGTGCCAGGCGCAATTCCCATGGTCGCCGTGGCCGCCGTATATGTCATTCCATCCCTCCCATTCCCACCATCCTGCAGGGATTCTTTCCCATTCGATGGCGCCCCATTTTTCGGCCGCTGAATCTAAGATGTCAAATAGACAGATATCATCGGCTACGCCAATTGCTAATTCCGAGAGTTCGTCCCAGTCATAATCCTCGCATTTTTTATCGCTCATGTCGTTTCTCCTGTGTGTGTTTGATGATGATGAATAGAGCATTTATCATGCCATAAATCCAATTCAATGCTTTTGTTGCTATTGAATCAACTTTTCATCCGGCACAAAAAAGTCCCAAATAGCGTCAATATTTTGAAATCATGCGTTGCTTTTTTGACGCAGTGTAAGTCCAATAAAAACATGCATCTATGGCGATTTTTATAAATATCGCGGTCAAAATTCTGACAGTGACGATTTTCCGACGCTCCGAATCTGGCCGATATTGCCACTATAACGATAAAAAGCATTCTCTTCACGCATTGGCATAGGGCTTGCAATAGATAACGGCACAACACACACAGAGGGAGCGATCAAATGACACAAGCGCAACGCACAGAACGCAACGAACTGATGGACCGGGTCGGGCGCATTCAGGGAATCAAGAACAGGATGCTTTACCATAAGACATGGACTCAGATACTAACCAAAGAAGAGCGCCGATGCCTGCTGGCGGCCGACGTGATCCACCCGATAGGCTAGAGACAACGGGGGCGGCGAGAGTCGCCCCTTCACCATACGCACGAAAGGGATTACGACCATGAAGGATCATGCTAAACTGATAGCCGTACGCATCACCCTCAACGCGCTGAAGGCTGGCCTGAGCCTTGACGAGGCTCATCAGATAGCGCAAGACTCAATGAGCCGTAAGATCGATAAGGGCCTTCTCAAGAGCGCGCTGGAGCAATCCGGCTGGCAGGACTCACCGTCCGATTTTTTCGGCGAGTCGCTCAATCTGGGCGACGCCGACGAACCATTAGACCTGGCCGAACTGCCAGCATAATTCAACTGGCGCCGCGCAACTTGGCCGAGGCCATCGGGCGCGCCATGAAGAGGTGATCGATGATGTTCAAAAGAATTTCTGTTTGCGTGCATTATTTCAGGTGGATAACACCATATGTCGTGAAAACGTGTTACTGCGTGATAGCCGGACGAAAATTGATAGAGGTCAAAATAATAACGAAATGGGAAGATAAATGATATTGCTGAAATACTACTGCATGAATTGCCACGCGATGGCATCGCTAATTGATCGCTGCGCCATATGCGGCAAACAGATTTGCTCATCATGCAGAGTCATCCGCGAAAATGAAATTATCTGTCGCGACTGCGACCTGGGAATGGAGATCAAGAAGTGAATCTTTCAGTTAATAATAATATACTGCAAATCACGGCCCTGGCCGTAACAATCGCCATGCTGGCAATCCTGATTTTCGAAATCGCCACTGTGGAGCCAGAGCCTGTCCACACATGCCCGAGTTGCGGATTTGAGTTCGCCATGGATCAGAAGGAGTTGGGAAAATGAGCGAGAAAATAATCATTGATAATCAATCAAGTAGAAATATGGAGGATGCGCTGTTTTGCGTGATGCGTATTGTTGCTGATGGCATGATCAGCGGGCACGGCGATAAAAAACAATACTGTTATCTCACGGCCTTTCACGATGTTGGACTCAAAGTCGGAGTGTTCAAAAACGAAAAATCACAGCGTTTTGTTATCACGGATTTGGAGCGTCCAAAATGACAGATAAAAACTATATCTTCGCGCAGGTTATCGAGAGATACTGGCACGGGCCTAAACCTGTATCGGAGTTCCAGTTCTTGCAAAAAAAGTACGCAGAGGCTCTCGGGATGAATCCACGTTTATGGCGTTTTGATTTCTCGTGGCCTTGGAACTGGCCTTTGGTATCGACAAGAAAACCGTTTGCGCTTGCCGTCGAAATAGAGGGCGGAGTTTACACCCAAGGCCGCCACACAAGAGGCAAAGGCTTTGAGGCAGACTGTGAAAAATATAACACAGCCCAGGCGCTAGGCTGGTCAGTGCTGCGCTACACGCCACAGATGATCCAGCGTCAACCGTTATGCGTGCTCAGCGAATGCTCACGAGCAATGGCGCTCAGCAGCGGAACTGAATACTGGGTTTGCGATGATTGCGGACTGCCAAACAGCAACAACAGAACATGTTGCCAAGCATGCGATAGTCCTGTTACGCCATGAAAAAAAGATGAAAAATCTCTTGTTTATCAATGCGTTTTAGCAGTACAATGCAACAACAAATTATGGAGGCGAAACGATGAATAAAAGGGAATGGTTAGAGCGAACAAAGTCAATCGGAGGTAGCGATTGCGCTGCCATCCTAGGCAAAAATCCTTACAAGTCGGCGTACGATGTCTGGCTGGAAAAAACGGGTAAAATATCCTACGATGATGCGCATTTTGAAAACCAGGCAACGCTAACCGGTAAGCGATTAGAGCCCGCGCTTATCGATTTTGCGGAGTCCGAAACTGGTTTGGCTTTTTTGAGAAACATGCGCGAAGTAAGCGATGAGTATCCGTTTTTAAGCGCGCAGTTTGACGGACTAACAGATTGCAAAAAGTACGGTTGCGAGGCCAAAACATCCGGTATTGGATCGCGCGGATTTCCTGGCGACTGGGGCGATCCTGAAGAGGACGAGACGGACATCCCAGAGGCTTACCTGCTGCAATGCTATCATCAGTTGATAATAGTACCGACCATACAATACATTGTTGTGCCTGCGCTAATTGCTGGGCGCGGAATGATACTGTTTCGGGTGCATCGAAATGACGAAATCCAGCAAGCAATTTTAGAGGCTGAGTACAAATTCTGGCGCGATCACGTGATGACAGACACCCCCCCTGACACGTCCGGGCCGTCTATAGACTACGCCAAAAAGATGCCAAGGTTTGACGGCAAAATTGCTACTATTGACTCCGAACTGGTTGACTCATGGCGAGAGGCGGCTGAGTTGCGCAAAGCAGCACAAAAACAAGAGGATGCTCTCAAGGCACGCGTGATTGGCGCGCTTGGCGACGCTGACAGAGCGATCGCCGGTGACGCAGGTGTCACGTACAAGGGCGCCGTGACGCGACGGATTGACACTAAAATGTTGAAGGAAAGACATCCTGAAATAGCAGAAGAAGTTACGCGCGAGTCTGTTACTCGGCGACTAATCTACAAATCGAAAGGGCTGTAAAAATGGGTAAATCAAAAGCAGTTATCGTAAAGGACAAAGGCGGTTTGCAGGCTTTAGCGAAGCATATGGAATCTCAGATATTGGATGTGATACCGCGCCACGTCAGGCCAGAGGCAATCCTCAAATCAATGTTTATCGCATCGAGCCGGAATCCAGCCATCTACAAATGCACACAGGCGTCAATCGCAAAATCTATCATGGGAGCGGCGCAGTTGGGGCTTGATTGTTCAGGCGTACTCGGGAGCGCTTACCTGGTCCCGTACAACAACAACAAAATCGGAGCGTACGAAGCGCAATTGATAATCGGCTATCGAGGGTTGATTGACCTTGCGCGTCGGTCTGGACAAATTGACTCGATCGAGGCGCGGTGCGTCTTTGAAAATGACGAGTTTGATTTTGAACTTGGCACCGATCCAAAGATCAAGCACAAGCCGACAATTGACGAGCCTGGTGACCTGATTGCTGTCTATGCAGTCGCCAGAATCAAGGGGCAAACGATGCCTCAGATTGAGATCATGAGCAGGGCCAATATCGACCGCGTGCGCGCTCAAGCAAAAGCCGGAAAGTTTGGACCATGGGTTGATCATTATGCGGAGATGGCGCGTAAAACCGTCGTCCGGCGCCTGTGCAAATACCTGCCGCTGTCGCCTGAATTGATCGCGGCTGAGCAGATTGAAAATCAGCCTGTCGAGTACGCGACTGCAACCGCATCACGGTCTGAACGCCTTGCTCTTGACATCGGCGCAGTTGCCGGAGAGATCGACACTGACGACGCCGCTGACGTTGACGATCAGGCGCCACAACAGGACACTCCTGAGGATTTGCCCTGGAATCAAGCAGACGAACCGGACGATCCTAAACTTGACAACTGGGATCAAGTTGAGCAGTCCAAAAAGGAGGCCAAAAAATGAGCGAATCGAAACCGCATATCAAGTGGCTGTGTGAGCGCACTGCTCGGCAAATAGAGCGCTGCGATATTCTCAGGAAGCGAACTAATTGGGCAAAAAAAGTCGCTGAGGACCTAGAGAAAATGACAGAGTGCGAGCGTGCTGTGCTCCACCATCTGAGGCGAGTCAGAGATTTAGCGATCAAGGAAGAAGGGGAATAACAATGGCCTGGATCAAGGTTGACGAATCTATACGTGACCACGTCAAGATCATGCGAGCCGCCCAGGCATTAGGCAAGACAGAGCACGAGATAATTGGTATTGTTGTAAGTCTTTGGTTGTACTGTTTGGGGAACTACCAAGAAGGTTGTTTCCCAATATTGGAATGGCCTATAATTGCAAGAGCGATAAGGATTGATGGTGATATAAACAAGATGCTTGATGTCTTTGAACGTTGCGGTGGTGATGGAAATAGCGGGCTTATTGATATTGATAACGGTTTGGTTATGGTGCATGACTGGGAGGATTATGCTGGTAGGTTGATGGACAGGCGGCGCCAGGACCGTGAGCGCAAGCGAAAAAAGAGGAATGACGCAACAATGTCCGCAGGACGTCCGCAGGACTGTCCGCAGGATGTCCGCAGGACGTCCGCAGGACTGTCCGCAGGATGTCCGCAAAATGTCCGCACACAGAGTAAGAGTAAGAGTAGAGGAAGAGTAGAGGAGATAAACACACACTCTCACGCGCGCGCGCACGCACGCGAGGCCGCGCCTGACGGCGCTGAGGATGACGTTGAAAGACCATCGCCTGATTCATCTAAAAAGAAAAAACTCGAAAACCGCTTCGATCGCTTTTGGGCATCGTACCCAAAAAGAACAGGCAAAGGCGCTGCAAAAAAGTCATGGCTCAAAATCGCACCGTCTGAATCACTGACCAGCCAGATCCTTGATGCCGTTGAAATCCAGAAAAAATCGCGCCAGTGGACAAAGGACAAAGGCCAGTACATCCCAAACCCGGCTACCTGGCTCAATCAGGAGCGCTGGGAGGATGAGCCAGAGCCAGACGTCCAGGCGCCACGATCAGACATAGCGGCGGACAATGCCGACAAGTTACCATTTTGAAAAGGGGAAATGATATGGAATTCGCAGAGATCGACCACAACGGGGCAACAGATGCAGTACACAGGCAGAGGATCAGCCAATCAGGCGTACCGCCAAGGTACCAGGTAGCGCTTGACGACTACGGCGACGCTGTTGATTTGGTGTGTGAGGCTCGCAGTTGGCTGAGTCTATGGGGCGACACTCGCCCGGAGCGTGGCCTGTACCTGCAAGGCGTGACGGGTTGCGGCAAATCTACGCTTGCCGGTGCTATCGCTTGCGAGTTGGTCAAAACAGGCAGGACGATCCAATGGGTCAACGTTTCAGAGTTTTTTAGCCGGTTGCGTGGGAGTTGGGGGCAGCGCGACGAGTCAGAGGACCGGATTGTCAAGGACTTGACCTCGGCAGACTGCCTTGTTTTGGATGACCTGGGCGTCTGGCAGCCGTCACCGTGGGCGCTGGATGTGCTGTACAGGGTGATCACCAGGGTTTACGAGAACAAGCGTGTCGTTGTCGTCACCAGCAATCTGTCAGGATCGGCGCTCAAAGCTACTCTGTCCGACGGAGGGGACGCCAACACGTCGGAGCGGATAGTTTCTAGGCTCTCCGAGATGATGATTTCGCTAGGCGAGTTCCCACAGACAGACTACAGGCTGGCCAAGGCTCGCAAAAACGACGGGAAACACGGCAAGGTGGCAGGATCGGGCGAAAACCCGCATCAAGTGTCACGTGAAACAAAATAAGCGCTTAGAATCGATTAGAGAAGGAATTCTTACACGTGAAAGGTTTTGAAAATGGATGGATTTTTCGGGCCAATAGTATGCTCAGTGTGCGGAGTGGTGGACTCAAGATGTCAAAAATGCGTTGAATGCGGATTCCACGTCTGCCCAAAACACCGCGTCAGTCACTGGGATGAGGTCGTTTGTGAGGAATGCAAGGATTTACACGTTGAGAACATGAAAGGAGATTGATGATGGACAATGACACAAAACAGCGCATAATCAACGCGCTGAAAATGCAGCGAGGGAGGCCTGTTGGGTACGTCGAGTTGTGCAACCTGTTATGGCCAGACAAGATCAAAAACGTGGATGTGCTGAAATTCAAGGACGACGCAATCGATGAGTTTCGTAACGATCCGACAGTTGATGCCCACGCGTACTACCTGACGTACAACAGCGCTTTGCCGAGCAAAAAAAACCTAGACGAATTATCGAGGGTGAGGTGATGAGATGAAAATATTAGTCGCCTGCGAGTTTAGCGGCACAGTGCGAGACTCGTTTATCGCACAAGGCCATGATGCCATCAGTTGCGATTTGCTGCCGACAGAATCGCCGGGGCCACATATACAAGGCGATGTTTTAGATCATATCTCCGATGGATGGGATATGCTGATTGCGTTCCCTCCATGCACATATTTGTGTTCGAGCGGTCTGCATTGGAACAAACGCATCCATGGCCGATCTCAAAAAACAGAGGATGCACTTGAGTTTGTGAGAAAAATAATGGACGCAACAATAGAGAAAATTGCTCTGGAAAATCCAATCGGATGCATCTCAACACGAATACGCAAACCCAATCAAATTATCCAGCCGTGGCAGTTTGGGCACGGTGAGACAAAAGCAACATGTTTATGGCTCAAAAATCTGCCAAAATTGCAGCCGACAAAAACAGTGAATGGGCGTGAGCAAAGAGTATGGAAAATGCCACCAGGAAAAGACCGGTGGAAACTCAGATCAAAAACATATCAAGGGATAGCCGATGCAATGGCGTCCCAATGGGGTGAGGTGATGAGATGAAAAATGATAACAGGTTCAATTATTTGCAACAAAAAGATATCAAAACAGTGTTCTCCATCCTACAGCGCAAAATCTATGATAACGCTATCCAAAAAGGCTTTTTCTCAAATCCAAATCTTCCGGCGGAACTGGCGCTGGTCCATTCGGAAATATCGGAGGCTTTGGAGGCTCTTAGGCACGGAAATCCGGAGTCGGACGCAATACCGGGCCACAGAAATTTTGAGGAGGAACTGACAGACGCAATCATCCGGTTGCTGTGTATTTTGCAGCATATCGGCATCAATGGCGGCTCAGTCCTCATCGACAAACATAATTTCAATTTATCGAGGCCAGCAAAACACGGGAAGGAGTTTTGAAAAATGGAACCTATAATTGATCACAGAAGACTGAATGATTTATTTGATTTCAATGTTGAATATGATAACGGGTACGGTGTCACTATAAGAAATATTCGAGAATTTCTAAATTGCAAAGGGCTTGAGTATCGACTTTTCCAATACAAAACCAGGTCGCTCGTTATGTTTTCGCTCTTGAATGTTCACGACTCTTCGCGAGTGATATGCGAAACTAAAACGCCAGAGGCCGCAATTGAAGAGGCCAGGAAACACGTTTTGCATATAGCGCAAAGACGAAATTGGATGAAAGGAATAAGTGAAAATGGGCGAAATACGAAAATCTTACACTGACCGGTTCACACGATGCGAGGTGAAACGCGCAATCGAAAATCACCCCACCATTGCACTGGCGGCAAACTCCCTACGCATCACCAGCGCAACTTTTGTCGAACTAGCAAAACGGCTGGGAGTAGATCATCGAAAACCGAGTAAGGTTGAAATGGTATTGCGCAAATATTCCAAGGATGAGTTAGCCGACATTTACCACAAATACGAATCATCGAATAAGGCAGGCAAAGAGATTGGCGTTTCAGGATTTATATTTCTGAAATCACTGGCGGCATGCGGGATAAAACCAAATGAGCGGACGTACTGGACTAAAAACAGGAAACGGAGAAAACTATGAGTAATAATCAGGTAAAAAATCAGGTGATGATAACGGCTCTCGAAGATATTATAAAGGAAATAGATAGGGCGCTGGAGAAAATTGGATATGACCCAAAACAGGAAAAGGAGAAAACAATGACGACACGTTACATCTACATATCCGGACCCATAACAGATCATCCGGACTACGAGGCTGAGTTTGCCGAGGCTGAGAAAATCATAAAAGGCCCATCCAGACGCGATCATTATCAATCCTGCAAAAGTGAAATTGTGGGATGGGGCCAACTGGTACGCATACATGCGCTTGTGTGTTACATACATCTTGGTTCTTGATCAGGTGCACATAGCAATGAGATTTGAGCAATGTGAAATGGTCATGCTGGATGACTGGAAATACTCGCGCGGTGCGCGTGTCGAGCAGAGCATTGCGAGTGGATTGGGGTGGCGCATGTCGATGATTGGTTATTATAGAAAATAACAACAGCATGTTTTTTTTGCTTGACTTAGTGAAGATTATGCTTATGATCAGGTGATCAAATCAAGGAGGCGCAAAAATGCCAAAAATAAGAATCGATTGGAACAACGATCTAGACGTAAAAGCCGCAGCGGAATACCTCGGCGTAACGGTGGCAGCTCTCAACAACAGGCGGTATCAGGGAACCGGACCTAAATTCCTCAAAGAGGAAGGTAAGGTAAGATACAGAAAAACAGACTTGGATAAGTGGATGGCGAAAAAATGACAAGAGGACAGCCGAACGGATTATCAAATTGGTATGGTGTAGATTGCCAAAGAATATTCTTTTTCTACCGAGGGACACAATAACAGTAAAACCAAACCAAAAAGGGGGGAAACGATGACAGATGAAATGAACAATGCGCTTCAAAAATTCAACGCTGCTGCGCGCGTCTTGAAAAAAGAAATGATCGCAAACGGGTACAAAACATTGTGCTCTACTGACAAGCAATGTTTATGGTTTATTTGCGCAGAGATGGATATTTTAGATATATACCAGTCAGATATGACAGCAGAACCAAACCAAAAATAAAAGGGGAAACACGATGGATGAAATAATTGAGGCTATAAAAAAATATGAGGCAGCGGCAAAAGTTTTGAAAAGATTGATGCTGGAGGAGGATGTTAGATCGCTCTGTTCAAGCGATGATAATTGCTTGATGTTTTTAGGCGTTATTGATGACGACATGACCGACACGGAAAGGGATGCTTTTGAGATTATCCGCCGGGCAATAGATATATTGGAAATCGATCAAGCAAGATAAGGCAGAGGTGATGACATTGAAAAAAGAATTGAAAATAATACCGGAACTTGAGGCTTTTCTAGACCCTCTAAGCGAAGAGGAGTTTGAGGGTTTGGAGAAATCGATTGTTGAATATGGATGTATGCGGCCCATAACTGTTTGGCGTGATAATACCATAATCGATGGCCATAATCGTTATCGCATATGTCAGAAGCACAACATCGACTTCAGCACGGAGCCTGCGCCGTCTTATGTGGCCAACATGGACGATGTGAAAATCTACATGATAGATGAACAGTGTTCGAGGCGGAATCTGAACCCGACGCGACACTATCATTATCTTTCGATGCGCGATGAGTTGCGCGGCAGGGCGAAGATGAATCAGAAGCAGAGTCAAGGCAGGGGGAAAAAAGGTTTATCCAATTGGATAAAACCTATAAACACGCAAAAAGAAAACGCGAAAGCAGCAGGCATATCAACCGGACAGGCGGCAAGAATCGACTATGTCAAACATCATGGCAGCGATGAAATCATCAAGGCCATGTTGGATGAAGAGATAAGCGTCAACAAGGCTTATACGATCGTCAAGGCGCAGCAGGAACCGCCTCCTGAGCCAGTCGAAGAGGTTGATGATGTTGAGCAAGGCGAAGAAGATGATGGAGGTGAAGAAGAAGAAACACAAGACGCAAACGAGCCATGTGATCCGCCAAAGCGATCGATCAATCAAAAGGCTTTGATGATCATCGGCGGCGTTGTTGATCGCCTTTCCGAAATCCGAACCAATGATATTGAGAAAGTGCAGGGAATGAAATTGTTAGTGGATTGGATGGCTGGGATGAGGCTCAACAGGGAAGACAGAAAAGAGTTGTCGGATTATTTCAAATCAAAAATAAAGGGATGATGGAAATGAAACACAAACGCAATCAAGAATCTTACTATGTAACAAAAGATTACGGAATGTTCGTTTCTTCAGACAGCAACAGGCCTGAAGATAAGAACCATGTAAAACAGGTTAGGGAGTCAATGAGGAAGTATGGTTTTCTTGGCGCATTCCCGATAATGGTAAAAGAAACAGGGAATGGAAAGTTTTACATAATCGATGGTCAACACAGATTCCTTGCGGCAAAGGAACTTGGCATTCCTGTGAAGTACCACATAACTAAATCATCAATCGATATACCAGAAGTCAACAACACGCAAAAGCGGTGGAAACAACTGGACTATGTGAAAATGTATGCGAACAAGGGGAACAATCATTATCTAGAATTATTGGTTTTTTCTCAAGAAAACAAATTGCCTGTATCAACCGCCGCAATGCTGCTGATGAATGAAAGCTCTTACTACGGAGTAAACATAAGCAGGAAAATAAAAGACGGAACATTCTATGTTGGCGATAAGACATTTGCCAAGGAATGCATGTGGTTTATATATAAACTCAGACTATTCGGGTTTTCAAACGTCGCGAAGTCGCTTCCATTCACAACTGCCCTTGTTGCTGTTATGATGCTCAATATTGATGTAAACAGAATGAGGAATGGAGTAGAGAGAAAAGGCATAGAACACTTCTCAGTTCAAACAACTAGCAAGCAGTACTATATTGAGAAGTTCCAGGTATGTTACAATTGGAAGGTTGCCAAAACGAAAAAAGTCTACTTCGGGGATTTGATGAAGAAAATAAAAGACGATTTGCAGGTAGCAATGAAGATGGAAAAGAAATGAATCAACAGTAAAGCCAAACCAAAACCAAAAGGGGAAACAAGATGGAATCAACAGCACTCGCACAACCAATGGCGTCACCCAGCCCGTTACTAGACCGACACCGCCCAAAACCAAAGGCGCAGGGCGGAATCTACGAGCCCGGCAACGTGATCATACTTGAGCCTCCAAAGCACATGGCGACTCACGATAACCTGAGAATCCGAGAGGAGCGTTTTGAAATTCTCAAAGCCATTATGGACGACCGTCAACAGGTCATGAAAACGGTTATGAAAATCAATAACCAGATGCTGGCGTACAAGCGCAAGACCGACCATCTCAACCCTGAAACTGTGGCATGGCTAGAGGGCGAAATAAAGAGACTCAAGCCGGACTTGGACAAGAGATCAAGAGCCGCCGCAAAAGCAGTCAAAAAACTAGGCGAAGTTGACCCTCTGGTGGCGGCCGCTCTAGGCGTACGCGCAATCGGACCGATGACAGTTGCATATTGCGTAAACTACCTGGACCTGACCAAGGCGCGCCACGCGTCCAGCCTCTGGAAATATGCCGGGTTACATGTTGCGTCACATGAGCGATACACAAAAGGCGAGGCCAGCGGAGGCAACAAAACTCTGAGGGCTGCATTATTTTGTATGGTCGAGTCGCAGATAAAACTTGGCGGCCCATATGAGGTTATTTATCGGAGGGTAAAATCGCGCTTGGAGCAGAGCGAGAAGATGGTAAAATCGCGTAACACTCAAGGAAAACTTGTCGAAGTCAAGTGGTGCGATACGAAACCTTGCCACCGGCACGGCGCCGCGATTCGGGCGGCAATGAAGCACTTCCTTGCCGACTATTGGTTCGTCGGGCGCGAACTGCTTGGGTTGGGAAACGGGGCTTGTTACGCCGATGGGCAGTTGGGCAAGACGCATAAAACGATTGATCCGAAAGATAGAGGTTGGAAGTGGTGAAATTATAGCGAGTCACCATCCTCAAGATATCCAAAAAGAGCAAGCGAGCCACGATTTGCAAGACATCCAAAATCCCGAAGCGAGCCAAAACGCCCAAGACACCAAAGTCCCAGAAGCGAGCCACGTCTCAAAAGACACCCACAGAGCGCAAGCGAGCCAGTGATTGAAAGACAACCATCGCAGAAAAGCGAGCGAGCCAGGCCGGACAAGACACCTAGAATCAAGAAGCGAGCCAGATAAGGTAAGACAACCAGAACTCTCAAGCAAGCCAGAAATGCGAAGATACCCAAGCGCGAAAAGCGAGCCAAGAAAATAGCGCTTGAACCGGAAACCACAAATATGATAACTCAACCGACAGAACGTTTTTAGTGAGACGCGAAGCGCGAGCAAAAACCAATATCAAGCGAGCCAAGCAATATAAGACACCCAAAAACCGCAAGCGCGCAACAAGCCCCCATCAAATCGGGGGCTTTTTTACATCCCTCCCAAAGTGTCAAGTTTTTCTACTTGACAAATAACGCTAACCAGTGTAACCGTCTCCCATAACTTGGTGAGAATGGCTACAAAATGGCGAAAAATAAACTCACATTCAAACAACAGCGATTCGTTACCGAGTATATAAAACACGGTAACGGACAGAAAGCCGCCGAGGCCGCAGGATACGCCAAAAACAGCGCAAGAATCAGAGCGGCGACACTGTTAACAAACAGTAACGTAAAGGCACAATTGGATAAAGTACGGGAAAAAGAAACAAATAAAGCCATCTTGACGCATGCGCAATGTTGCGAAAAACTGTCGGAAATAGCGGTAAGCACGCCGGACGGACACGCCACCGCAATCAAGGCCATCGCCGAACTTAGTAAACTGCGCGGGTACTACAAACCAGAAAAGCACGAAATAAAAGGGGAGAATACGCTTAGAATCGAGTTTGTATAGTGCAAATAAACTGCGCTTATAAACAATGCCTGGCCGATACAAGCCGGTTCCTAGTCCTCTACGGGGGGGCAGGTTCCGGCAAATCCGTATTTGCGGCACAAAAGATCATCGCCCGCATCGTATCAGAGCCTAAACACAAGATCGTTGCCACGCGTAAGGTGGCACGGACGCTGCGAAACTCCGTGTTCGCGCTTCTGAAAAACATCATCAGCCAGGAATCGCTTAAATCTCAGTTCTCATTTAACGCTACGGAAATGCGGCTTACGCATAACCCAACAGGCAACGAGATCCTTTGCGTCGGACTGGATGATCCGGAGAAGATCAAGTCCATTGCTGGCATAACTGGATTCTGGCACGAGGAGCCGACGGAGTTGATGCCTGGAGACTTCAACCAACTCAACCTCCGGCTCCGCGGCAAAACCAGGCACTACCTACAGCACATCCTCACGTTTAACCCGATCAGCGCGTTGCACTGGCTCAAATCACGCTTTTTTGACAATCCGTCTCCAAACACATCAATTTACAAGACCACCTACAAGGACAACTCGTTCATCGATGAGGCGTACAAGGCGGAGTTGGACGCCCTGCGCAACCAGGACGAAAACCTGTATAAAATATACTGCCTCGGAGAGTGGGGTGTGCTGACCGGCGCCATTTACAAGCCGTTTGAGGTACTGGACGCTTACCCTGAGACTTTCGACGACACGGTTTACGGGCTGGATTTTGGCTACAACAACCCGTCAGCGCTCGTCGAGGTCAATATTAGAGATCAGGAAATCTACCCGCGAGAGTTGATTTATGAGCGCGGCCTTACAACTGCGGACCTCATCAACAGGATGAACTCAATCGGCGTCTCGAAATCTGCAATCATATATGCCGACTCAGCCGAGCCGGACCGAATAGAGGAGATCGCCCGGGCAGGCTACAACATCTTCCCAGCCAACAAATCACAGGGTTCGGTGAGGTCAGGCATCTCTCAGGTTCAGGCTATGAAAATCTACACCCTGCGAGAAAACGAAAATCTGAACGAGGAAAACAATTCCTATAAATGGCGCGAGGACCGTGACGGACGCACGCTGGACGAGCCTGAGAAAGAGAACGATCACGCAATGGACGCGCTGCGCTACGCAATCCAAACGCATATCGCAGGCGTTCCGCAATTTATGATAGGGCGATTATGATCAGATCATTTTTACAGAGATTGAGGGGCAAAGCCCAGGTGACAGAGTCGAGTCGCGCCGGGTGGGATAGTCTAACAGGCTGGCGCTCCGAGTGGCAAAACGTCTCTACCGTCTGGCCAGTGTTTGACAACCAGACCGCCGAGGACTCGCAAAACCTGCACGCCATTGTGTATGCCTGTTGCGAGATGATTATGACCTCCGGCGCCGAGCCGGACTTAGAGTTAGGGCGCTACAACGCAGACGGAGGATTTGAGCCAGTGGCCAAACATCCGGCGCTGGACCTGATCGAGTATCCGAACCCGGTATGCAACCTCAACACGTTCATTCAGGCTCTAATTGTGCGGTTGAGGCTGACCGGTGAGACCTACGTCATAAAAAACAGGATGATGTCCGGGCGCAAAATCGCTGAGTTGTGGCCTGTACCGACATCATGGGTAACGCCGGTAAGGGCTGAAGGACTTATTATCGATCGGTACTCGATCAATAACCTTGAAAGCCAAACACTGCCAGCGGATGACGTGATCAGGGCTTATATCCCATCGGCGCGTCACCCATGGGAGGCAGCAAGGCCGCTGAAGTCAGCAGCAAACGATTATCGCCTTGATATTGAGCGGTCAAACTACCAAGCGGAAATGTTGATCAATCTCAAAATGCCCGGGCTTGCCGTGAATGTCGGAAGCGGGCCGTCCGGCGCGATGTGGAAGGACAAAGTCCAGGAGCAGATCAATAACATATTTGGCCGCGGCAACAGGGGCAACACAATCGTTTTCGGCGGTGAAAAGGCATCAATTGACGTCCTTAACCCTCTCTCTGACATGGACTGGCCAGGCACAACCGGGCTATCTGAAACGCGTATTTGTGCGGCTCTTGGCGTTCCTCCGATTCTTATCGGCTCGCGTGCAGGATTGGATAAAGCTACTTACTCCAATTATGGAGAGGCAAAGAAATCGTTCTACACCGAAACGATGCGCCCGCTTTGGAGTCTGCTTGAAGACGCTCTAACGTTCGGGTTGTTGCGCGCAGAAGGCATCAGCGATCTGTACTATAAATTCCGTTACGACCGGATGCCGTATTTCCAAGAGGATCAAACCGCGCTTTCAAACCGTATCGGACAGCAATTCAAGGATGGCTTGATCACACTGGACGAAGCCCGCGCCGCTTTGGGCTACGACGCAATGCCTGAGTCGGAGCGACCGGACACAGAGCAAGATCAAGAGGATGACTCTAATAATGGCTGACCAGCGCGACATATGGACGGCTATCAGCCTGGCTGCGGATGAAAAGAGCGGGGCGCTTGCTCGAAGAATCGAGCGCGCAGGAAACCGGTGGCTCGGTGAGATACTCGATGCAATGCAGGCCAGCCCAGACGCCGGGCGCCAGGAAATCAACTCCGGCATGCCTGGATTTCAGCGGGAGATAAATGACGCGAAAATGGACTTTGCGCTCCCGATCGCTCTTGAGTCCTTCGAGGCAACGCGCGCACTTGTTCAATCAAATATGCGTGCGATGTCCATGGCATCGGCTGTGTGTGGCAAGGTCGTTGAACCATCATTCGATGACAGTTTCCTCAATGCTGCATTCCTTCGAGCCGGTATTGAGGACTACATAAACGAGACAAGCAGGCTGGAGACCGAAACAACCGCCGACCTCTATCAGCGTGCATTTCTGGCCGCACAGGCAGAGATTGAGGACTTCGACGGCGTTCCCGTCGGCGGTGACATCGCGGCGCTGACTCAAAAATTCCAGCAAACTGCGCTGGCCGCAAACGAAAACCGCGCGATCCTGATGGCTCGAACCCTCACCATATGGGCCGCAAATGAGGGCGCTCACAAACTATATGAGCGCGAGGGCATAGCCGCTAAACAGTGGATCGCCGCTCGTGACGAGTTGACTTGCCCATGGTGCGCAACGCTTGACGGATCGGTCACACGCACAGGCGACAGGTTTTTCGATGCTGGCGATGAGTACACAGTGAGCTTTCTGCGGCTGCAAGATTGACAGATCGCACGAGCCGCGTTGGTCCCGATAACGGAACTGGAGCAAATGACATGAGTAAATACGACGAAATCAGGCGGGCAAAATGTGTTATGTACAAGTCGGCGCTCGGAGATTTGAGCGTCAAAGAGTTCGGCGTATCAGAAAACGGAAAACTCACCGGCTACCTGTCAACCTGGGATATCGACGCGCACAACGAGGCTTTTCGGGCTGGCGCATTTTCCAAATCAATAATGCAAAACAGATCAAGAGGGTGGCCATTGCTCAAAAGGCACGCGCGCGCTGGCGCCCTATCTGATGACGTCATAGGCAAAATCACCCACGCAAAAGAGGACGACAAAGGCCTGTTTATCGAAGCGGAATTCTCGCCTGATGATGATAGTCAGAAAATCCGGCAGAAGGTCGCCGCCGGTCATATTGGCCAAATGTCCGTTGGCTTTCGGCCGCTTCAGTATGAGTTTAGGCAGGATTACCGAGGAAGCAAAGTGGACACTCTTTTCACCGAGGCCGCTATTGTGGAGGGCACTATCACTCCGTTTCCGGCAAACGAAAATGCCATGATCACAAGCGCTAAATCGTTGCGAGAATCACTGATGAAAATGGCCGGTCCAGTCGGCGATTTGATTGCCAAATTCGAGGACAGGCCAGAACTGATTGAAAACCTGTTAGAATTAGCAAAGAAACTTGATGATATGGAGCGAACAGCAAAACAGGAATACCTACACACCGGATCGCTGCCGAGCGTCCCGGACGTTGGCCAAACTGCGCATGCAATTGCTCTTGAAATCCAATCAGCCAAAAATAAGCACTGGCTGCAAACAATCAAAGGAGCAACAAACAAATGACTGACATTGAAAAATTGATTAGCAAAATGGAGACGATCCAGGGGGATATTGAGGCACTTACATCGAAAGCTGCAAAAGCAGAGCCTGAAGATCGCGATGGAATTCTTGAGCAGGTGAGCGCCAAGCACAAAGAGTTTGAACAGGCCAAGGCCGACTTTGAGACTTCGCAGAAAGTCCAGGAATCGCGTTCGTTCATCAACGAGCAAAAATCCAGCCTTGAGCAGACCAAAATCAAATCCAGCAACTTCAACCCAGATCCAACGCCGGAGCGATCGCCTGTCAGCGCGCGCG